GACGCCGAGCTGGGATGAGGCGGATTCGGTCCGTACCCAGTCTACACCACCTGCCACGATGACAAATTTTTTCATTCTGCTCGTATGTAAATCATGGCTTGTGACGACCCGTCCACCTATCGATCCGCGATTGCACAGTGCGATTTCAACGCGTACGGAGGCGTGGCCACGTGCCCCCAGTATACGGCCGCGACCAAGGCACATGGAGCCAAGTGTCTCACGCTGTCAATCTTCGACAACGGGCCACCCTTTGGCGATTTCGCATGCAAAGGCACGACGGGCGAGATGGCGACCCTGTGCAAATCTGCGGGGTTCCCGAGCACGGGCACGGGCACGGGCACGGGCACGGGCTTCCCGGGCACCGTCGCGGACAAGGGAAAGGGCACACTGGCCAAAGTGGGCGGTGCAGTAGTGTCAGTGGGCAAAGTTGCCGTTCCAGTCGCTGTCTTCGGCTCGGCTGTGGCCGGCGCTGGTTTTGAGGCTGCCTTTCGGTTGCGAAGACCTCACTATGACAATTTAACACGTCGCGCGTTTTACAATCGTAACAAACCTAGGATACTGCCGACCGTCGAGGAACTATCGTTCAACGAGATATGATCAAGCCGAGTGTCGCACGTCATTTTTGCGACCGACTATAATGCAATTTCCGGCGTGTAGACAAGTCAGGCCCAACATCCAGCAAACGACACGGGACACCGCCACGGGAAGACCATGTCTCGTACATATGGGTCAGTACACCGGACACGGCTACCGCCCCGGGCACCGTCGCAGACCACTCGCAAGAGCACCGGCGGCATGGCCCCGCGGAAGTTTCTCGCCACCAGGGCGGCACGCAAGTCCGCCCCGGTCACCGGCGGCGTCAAGAAGCCGCACCGCTACAAAAAGACGAGCACGATGGCGGCTAACACGAAGCGCACTGGCGCGCAGGTCATGGCTACTGCATGTACGACCACGGCGGCGGCACGTGCGTTGTTCGGGAGGGACACACTGAGTGCAACTGAGAAGCGGTTGGCGGTAGCGTGCGGAGCGCTCAAACCTGAAATCTTCGCGCTGATGGTCAAGGCGCTATCGTCGTGTAGCACAGGATCGGCGACCGCCGTGGCCGATGCGGCACACGCTCTGCTCGACGAGAATACCCAGCGTGTGTACTCTCCTAGTGAACCGCGGGTGTACGGTGCCTACCAAGGATGCGACTACCACAAGCCATGCGGATGGGTGCGGTGGAACGTGTCTGGCATCCCCGCGGATGCCCCCTGCTTCGGGTGGTCGGTCGGGTACCACGGGACTCGCCCCGACCACCTGATGGCGATCGTCGATGCAGGGCTGCTCTCGCCGGCCGATCGGCAGGCAGTAGCTCTGCATGGCCAGGCGGGCACGACGGCTGAGACGAAAAACAAGACGATCTACACCTCTCCCTGTATCGGCTACTCCGCCCACCCGGTGTACACACCGCTCATCAAGACGAGCGGTGACAGAGCGGCGCAGATCTTGCTGCAGGTCCGTGTGAATCAGGATGCGGTCTTCCGTCGCCTCAAGACGACACTCGGTAAGCTCTACTGGGCCGATGGCGTCCCCTTCGAGGCGGGGTTCTCCCTGGACGACGACATGGAGTGGCTGGTGGCGAACAAGGACGAGCTCGTGGTCACGGGCGTGCTCTTCCGCGAGCTCGGCTGCAAGACGGACGAGGACCGTGCACGCTATGGCGAAGCTGCGTGCTCGTTCTCCGCACACGGCGATGCACCGCAGTATGCATGGACGAAGCACTTGGCGGATACCATCTCGCGACGGGGTGCCCACGGCCCTAGTCTGTAAGGTACGGACAGGTTGCGCCGGCCGTGCACGGAAGTAGGCGCCAGCCCGAGTGTCACCAGAATAAATCGCATTGCACGTGTAAATACGACCATGGCATGCACCGAGTTTAACGACCTCGTGATCACCACATGCATGAATCAGTGGGCCTCGGAAGACTGCTCGGCGCTGCTCTCCGCCCAGCCGGCCGACGGCCTCGGCTGCCTCGGCCAGCCGAACAACCTCGGCTGGCCGCCCCTGGGGCGGTACCTGTGCGCCAGCCCCGCCGCCCCGCGGTACGACGACCTCTGCCGCACGCTGGGGTTTGCCACGGCGATGCCCCCGGCGTCGCCAATCACCCCCGGGGTGGTCCCGGTGCAGCCCGTGCCCGGGACGGCGCCCGAGGGTCCGGGGCTCGCCGACCTGCCACCGAAGATCCTGGGATGGGGCGCACTAGGGCTCGCTGCGCTGGGAACCGGTGCATACAAGTACGGGCAGGTACAAGAATACAGGCGCAGCGACACACGGAGCAGACAGATTCTCGGCGCACAGCAGGGCGGTATTCACTCGATACGCGACCTTGAGCCGCTAACCTGGAAGACAAGCTGGGCTGAGAGGCGACGTGCAAACCAAGCGCAGACGGCGATCCGACGTGCGCTGCAGGCGGAGCAAGGAGTAGAGGGCAATGATCGAGCTGTGGTTCAAGAGGCGGCCAGGAACGTGGAAAAACGTATAGAGTACATACAAGCTACGCAGGGTTCGGGCGTCGTCAAGCCAGATGACTTTTCCGGACATAGTACGATTGTACAATAACTCAGAGCCCGAACATATAGCGCAGCTCCGCCTGCGTCTCCGGCGCGGCGGCGGTCGCCGCGGTCGGCCGGTGGCGCCCGTCGCCGCGCCGCCACGCCTCCAGCGAGATGCCGTTCGGTGGCATCGCCTCGTTCCACGCGGTGCGCCCGCACATGAGCGCCTCGTACGCCTCGTGGCGCTCGCGCAGGGCGACCTCGTGCTCGTCCGTCGTCGCCGCGGTCGCCTCGGCCGCCAGCGCCGCCGCGGCGTTCTCGAGGCGCCGCTCCGCCATGAGGAACGCCGCCTCGAGCGGCAGCTCGGGCACAAAGGTGTAGAAGTAGTCCGCCGCGTCGACCTGCACGAGCACGAGGCACGAGACGGTGGCGCCGTAGTGCTTCTCGAGGATGTGCTTGTAGAGGTTGAGCTGCAGGGCGTAGCCCGCCGTCACGACGCCGTCGAGGTGGTCGAGCGGCGCGGCCATCGGTCGCTCGAACGGCGCGCCGGTCGCATGCATTTTTTCGCGCACCTTGGTCGAGCGCTTCCAGTCAATGATGCCGAGCGTTGCGTCAGGGAGGCGCACCACGCAGTCGACCGAGCCCGCGATATTGGTCACCTCGCAGAAGACACGCCACTCGGTACGATATGCGACCATCCCCGCCGGTAGCATCACCTCGCGGGCGAAGCGGGCAAAGCTGTGGAACTCGCGGCTATGAGTGTGGCACCCGTCGCGGTTGAGGAACAGCTCGATCTGGAAGTGGATCTCCGTGCCGCGGTTGGCCGCGCGGAGGCCGAGCAGCTCCCACGCGCTGCGGATCTCGCACGCCTCCATCGGCCGCTCGGCGACGTACAGCGTCGCATCGCGGCGACATCGCTTCAGCCCGAGGGTGGCCGTGCCGAGCACCTCGCCCGACTCCCCCACGTAGGCGATCGCCTCGAGCCCGCGAACGTCGCCGAGCGACGCCACCCGCCCGCACCCGCGGCTGTAGCGGCGCCGCGGCCAGTTGGTGGAGACAAAGAACTTCTGGATGATGCCGTCGGGGTCAAACGGCGGCTCGTACTTGTGTGCCATGTGGGTCACGCTCCCGTTGGTCGGCGCCTCCGTGCCGTCGGGGGCGCGGACGTAGTACGTGTGCGTGTCCTCGACGAAGCGGAGCAGCCCGTCGCGCGGGTGGCCGTTGACCGTCTCGAGGTAGCGCCCCGGCGTGTCGGGGGGCAGGTCGTAGAACACATAGGATTCGATATCCGGCGTGGCGGGCGCCGGCGTGTGCTCGCGGGTCGTGTCCAGCACCCCCGCGATCGTGGCGAGGTCGAGCGCCTCGTCCGGCGGCGGCGGGTCGGGGTCGGCGACCGCGAGCCCCTGCGCCAGCTCGCCGCACAACTGCGCCGAGAACTTGGGGCGGAAGCGCTCCGGGATGGCCGTCGCGGGGGCGAGGTCGGGGCCCTCCGGCGGGCGGGCGGCGGCCGCGGCCCGGCGCACGGCCTCGCGCTCCTCGTCGGTTGGCTCGCGGTCCAGGACCTCGGCCGCCCCGACCACGGCGACCGTGCCCGGCGGCGCCCGGAGCTCCCAGCTCCGAGTCGTCCGCTCCGACCCGTCGGCGACGAGCATCATGATCCCGAGGCGCCGCTCGCGGTCCGCCCATAGCGGCACCGCGCCGCGGAGCGCGCAAGCGGTGCGCCGGCGCTTCATCGCGGGGACCGGGAGTGCATGCGGAGGCTCACCGGGCCACTGCGGCCGGCCCGGCCGCCCGGCGGTCGAAAAAAAAACACCCCGCGTTCACGGGAGAGTGCCTCTAGTGGCCACTTTGTAGAAAATGTCCGTAGAGTGCATGAGGACGACTGCACTCCGGCGCCTGCGCGAGCGGGCGCGCCGCGGCCGGCGCGCCGAGATCCGGGCGCGGCGGGAGGCCGTAGGGGCGGACACCGAGCAGCGGGAGCGGCGCTGGCTCAGCGCCCTGACCGTCCCCTGTGCGCTTGAGGGTGGAGGGCTACGCGAGCGCCCCTGGGTCACCCTGCTGCCCGCGTGCCTCTGATGCGAAGAAATCTCAGGAGAAGATAAACCGCCCGCCGAGACCATGGACCAGAGGCGAGCAAGAAACATGAAGGTGTGTGCCGCGGGCTCACTCGTCGCACTCGCACTCGTTGCGCTCGTGACCACGGGGGACGACGGGGCCGCCGCGGGGTGCATCGACGCAGCGTGCGGCACGGCCAACTGCTCCCTGCCTGGGGCGGGGTCGGCTTGCTGCGCGCCCTGCGCCCAGGTGGGGGTCTTCTCGGTGGCCGTGGAGACCAAAGTCAGCGGACAACACCCCGACCACGGCACCGGGAGTGCGCTGGGCTACGTGGTCGACGGGGTGCAGGCGCCGCCGCTCAATCTGACGATCGGGCGGACGTACCGGTTCGCACAGGACGACGCGACGAACCAGGGCCACCCACTGGGCATCTACACGGACATTGACAAGACGCATGCGCTCGTGGACGGCGTGTCAGCCGTGGGCGAGCCGGGGCGTCCGGGGGCGTACACGGAGCTCACTGTACCCCAAGACGCGCCGCCGCTGCTCTACTACCAGTGCACGCTGCATTCGAGGATGGGCGGTGCGCTCCGTGTGTCTGTACTGTAAATCCGGGCCCGTGTTGCATGTTTTTTTTTTCTGGGATCCCGCACGGCCGCCCTCGTGTGCTCCTACCAGCGACACGGACCGTGTGCGAGCTAGGATGAGCGCCGGCCCGGACGACCCGGTGGTTGCGGACGACCGCACAGCGGGCTATGCGATGGCGATGGACGAGGTGATTGCGGACAACTGCCGCATGAAAGACATCTACGAGCCGGCCAGGGACGACCTGCTGGACGACATGGTGAAGCTCACGCTCAAACTGAAACCAGTCGAGGGCGAGGGCTGTGCCACGGTCTCGTGTTTCCTGCAGGTCCACGTGTTCAAGGACTACATGCCGGAACTCGCGCTCAAGGAACGGCTTGGGACCATCGACCGCCCGAAAAATTCCCGGACGCTGCAATTGACACTGCACAGCCACTGGAACGGCGGGCTCGTATTCAAGTCCGATTCGAATCGAGTGCATGTTCGCGACTATGGGTGGCACTCGTTTGGTGTCGTGCACAATCAACACGCCGACGTCGGGTTCTGCGACCCTGTACAGTATTACGCAGCATCGCCCGAAAACCTGATGGTGCGCTACTCGACGACGGGGGTGGAGGTTGCATCCGTCGACGACAGCCTGAGAGTCGAGCCGTGGAGCCCCGGCGTGTCGCTGCCCTTTGGTGCGGACGCGCTGCTGGCGGCTTCGACGCTCCACACGCCCCCCGCCCAGGCGCCGTGAGCTGTGCACGGGTGCAAGACCGATATGGCATGCATGGGTTTCGCGACCAATAAAAACATTCACAAAGTAGTACACGTAGCACGCCCAAGGTCCGCACCCGGCACGCAATGGGGCTCGCACCGAGCCAGCGCGCCCGGCTGCTCGTCAAGCTGCGCCATGCCGACGCGACCCCCCGGGCCACCCTCGACCGCCTCGAGGCGCGCACGATCCGGCGGCACCGCCGCGCGGGGGCGCCGCTCGGCGCGCTGGCGGCAGATATGGCGCGCCAGGTGGACGAGCTGTTCGGGCGGGCGATGCTCCCCACGGTCCTGGAGCACCACGGGAAGATGACCTGGTCCGAGGTGCTGGCCGAGCTGCGCGGCGAGGTGGTGGCGATGCTGCGCGGGGCGGGGATTGCGAGCGAACGGGAGTGGGACGAGGCGCGGCGCGGGGGGAAGCGGCGGCGGAGCCGGACGCAGTGCTACACCCCGCCTCCGGGCCCGGCGGGGCGCTGGTCGACGCGGGGCCGAGGGCACTCGGTGGAGTAGACCTCTCGTGTGAATTACATGCCTAGGGACGACCCCTAGCTTTCACACTGTGACGGTCTCTCTGAGTCTTCAGGACTTGTTCATGGTGATTTCGCACTTCTTGTATAGCAGTTTGGTGCTGTGCTGCGTTTTGTGGTTCGACAGAGGAGGCAAGTTGTTGTTGTAACTCCCGATGAAGGCGCGTGGCTTCCGCAAAGTCGCGACTACGGAGTGCCTGGTCCAGTGGCCTCTGTTTTTCCTTAAAATCGTCCACTCCAGGCATGTCTCTTCTGCATGACAGTGGAAACGCATAGCACTGCATACTGTTTCTGACTTCTTGCTCCGTGGTGAGGTTGGCTTGGTGAGCCTGCATCATGCCATCCAGCGTAGTGACCTGACCCTCCGTGATATCGTCGCCAAATACTTCTGTGTACTTTTCTCGATCAGTCTTCCCGGCGAGCGCATCGAGGAGATCCAGGGAACTTGACTTGTCGGTCCGCTCCGCTGCCTCTTGCAATCTGCTACGCAAGTCCGCGTTCTCGGCGTTCTTGGTCTTGGCAATTTCCACTTGCTCGGGTTCTCCTTCTTCCGGGACTGGATCTAGAGTTCCATGATTCGGGTCAAGACACAGCACTGTCTCGAAAGTACATAACGACGCGCGGGTCGCCTCCTCGACGGGATTCGCACCCCGAGGCGCCGAGCGCCGCCCCGCGGCCGCGGCCGCCGCGGCAATCGCCGCCGCCCCCCCGACCGCCCCGACCGCCCCGACTGTCGCCTGCCCAGTCGTGACCGTGACCGGGGCGTCCCAGTCGATCCCCCCCGCGGCCGCGCCGCTCGGCGTGCCACTCGGGTCGAGGTCGCACAGCGCGGCCAGCGGACCCGTCGCCTCGGCGCACGCGTAGTAGCGGAACGGCGGCATCGCGGGGTCGCCCCGCAGATAGGACAGGTCGAGGCACGGCTTCCCGTACTCCACGAGGGCCTGTGTGAGCGCCGACGAGCACTCGGCGGTGCTCGGGTCGTTGCATGCGTCGCCCAATGCGTCGTAGAATGCGGAGATATTCTGGCACTCGGTGTCCATCAGGCCTTTGAGTTCTAGCATGGAAAAAATGCACCGGCCTCCCAGTCCTCAGGGACCAAACAGTTGATTCCTGAACCTCGTACCCACTTCATTCATTTGTCCAGTCCTAGCTGCGACCGAAGCAGGATCTTTACTTTTGGAGCTTGTGTGCCGTTCGACTAACTTTTGGTGCAACGCCTCGGCCTCCCCGTATTTTCCTTCGAAAAGGAGTCGCATGCCTTCTGGACCTTGAGTTAATATTCGATCACCACCACGTCTGTATCTCGTGAGATCGTCTTCGGTCCCGTGACAAAACATTGGAAATTGTGTACAATACGCCATCCTCAGTACATCCTGGGCCTCACCAAGCCGGGTCACGTCGCCCAAATTCGCGGAGACATTTTGGCTCACTTTCGTCGCGATAGAAGGGTTGATCGCATCGAGATTCGTCACCAGATCGTCATACGCTTGCCGTCGATTGGCCCCAGTGAGATTTCCGGTATTCACAAGTATCCTGTGCGCACTGATTTCCGCCCACGCTCTCGACCTGTGATCTTCGGAGAGCGCTTCCTCTGCAGAATCGTCAGGGCGTGGAAGGAGGTCTTGTTGTGTTGCACACTCGAGTTGATTCGTGTGACACAGTGCCATTTCTTTGATTGCTAGAAGCCCGTCAAGGTGCTTGTCATTCGCGGACTTGAAACCGGTGTCAGCGGCCGCGGTCGCCGTACCGCCACCCCCGACGAAATCGCCACCCGTCGCGGGCGCCGCGGCGTCCGCGGCGTCCGCGGCGCCCGTGACATCCGGTGTGGCCTTTCCGAAAAGCTTCCTCCTGAGATCCGCCCCGGTCGCCCCGGCCGCCCCGACCGCGAGGGCGCCGAGGCCCGTGAGCGCCACGGTGGATCCCGCAAAGCCGGTCGAAGCGCCCGGGCCCGCACCCGCTTTCGGGCCCGTCCGCGTCCCGCACTGCGTCGCGAGCCCTCCGGTCGCCTGATCACACACGTAGGGGCGGAGCGGCGGCATCGACGGGTCGTCTCGTACGTAGGACAGGTCGAGGCACGCCGAGCCGTGCTCCGCGAGGGCCCGTGGCATGACGAGCTTGCATAAGCCGGAGCCTGGGTTCTCGCACGCTTCGCCGATCAGATCGTAGAATGCACCCGGGTCGCGACAGGTTCCCATGGTTTCTATGCTCACGCTGAAAATTCTCCTCATCGGTCGATCTACGATCGCTGCAGCTTGCTCACGAGATCCAGGTGGCAGTTGTTCCGGATCTTGTACCAGTCGCCCCACAAGAGGTCCTCGAGCGAGGCGCCGAGGAGGAAGCCCGAGGCCGCGTACAGCGCCCGGTCGCCGAGCCGGTGCAGCCAGAGTAGGCCGATGAGCGGCAGGAAGAGGAGATAGTGGTGAATATGATAGCACGTGCCACCATAGATGAAGATCAGCTCCTGTAGCGCGCTCGGGTCGTCCGCGGACCCGCGTTGTGGGAGCCAGTTGAGCACGAGCAGCACGGCAAAGCCCACGAGAGCCGAGACCACTACGATGGCCAGGCGTTCGTGCTCCATCGTGCCGTGCCTTTCTGCTCTCACAGGGCAGAAAAGATGCGAGCGGACGTCCCCCCGGTACAATATTGTATGTGCAACCACAAAGATGGGAACCGAGCTCGGCCTGGTACGAGCGGAGCAGCGGCTCGCAACGGCGCAGCTCGCGCTGTGCGACGACCTGTGCATATGGGTGGCCACATTGGTCGAGGGGATGCACAGTGAGCGGCGTGTGTCTAATTCGGGCGACTATGTGCTCCGGTGCCTCTCTCCTGTCGCAGTACGGTGCCTGGCGCGCTACCGAGCCGAGCGGTCCACTGTGCGAGCATCGTGAAATTCATTTACGCGTGCGGATCACCCGCCGCTCATACACCTCGCTCGGCCCCACGCGCCACGCTACCATCCGCCGGTGCCCGGGGGTGTCGTACTTGACGATAAATACCAGCGTCTTGGCCACCAGCCTGGCCACGGCCAGGGAGACTTCGTCCGCATGCCACGTCCGTAGCATTTCGTACTCGTGCTTCAGACACGTGAACATCGACTCGCAGATCGGGTTGTCCACCGAGGGCGGCATCGGCGGTCGCACCGTCGAGCGCAGCTCGATGCGGCTCGGTGCCATTTCCGTGATCACCTCGCGGATGATCTCGCCACACCTCGCATATCCTACCGAGACTCCGGACGATACGCACAACTGCAGGCGCCAATCACGCGTGTCACACGCCGCGATCAGCCCGATGAGCTCCCGTAGCGCATTGAATCCCGCCTTGGTGGCCGTCGATTCGTGCTCCCGCACACATACGAGGGCCCTCATCCCACGGGGTGGGCGCCACACCGTGCAGCCTGGCCACGGCCACGCAGACCGCTCCCCATTGCACTGCACGCGGCGCGGCGCCCCCCACAGCAGCTGGGACGCGATACGGAGCGGCGCCACCCTGCTCGCGTGCGCAATCTCCCACACCCCCCCGGCGATCGCCTGTGCGATCCTATAGCCCTCAACGAACGACTCCGTCTTGTAGTTTGCTGCGATGCCGACGCACCGGCGATACACCACCGCGACGAGGCTCCGATCGCGCAGCAGAAAGCTGCGGAACGCCTGCGATACACGCGCCACTGAGCACAGTGTGCATAGCGTTGCCGGCATCTCGTCATTCCACGTGTCGCCGCTCGAACAAGTGAGGGCGCTGAGGACCAGGTCCCACTTGGTGTCGATGGCGGCCGGCGCCGCCCGCGGCGAGCCGACCATCCGGCGGGTGCGCTTCGGTCGTGGCCCTGTTGGCATTGTGAGCTACGTGGTCGCCCTTGTCCAGCCCATCCACGTGTCAAACTTTGTATAATGTTTTGGTCGCGAAACCAGAGTGGCGGCATGTTTTTCTGCGGCCGCCGCTCGGTGCCGCGGGTGGGCACAAAAGCTGCTGTCCCACAGTAAAACACTCCAGACCGCTCGCGAGCCATGGTCACGGTCGTGGCCTCTCGCGCATCGACAGAGTTCGACCCGGCGGTGCTGACCGCCCATCTGCAAGGGCTTCTAGGGACTGACCGCGGCGGCCCGCTGCCCGGGGTGGACGTCGGGGCCCTCGTCGCCGAGGTGGCGGGGGGGGTGTTTGATGGGATCACGTCGACCGAGCTGCGCGACCTCGTCGCACGGACCGCCGCCGCCCGCTCGATCCTGCACCCGGACCACGGGATGCTCGCCGGGCGCATCGAGATGGAGCGGCTCCACCGCAGCGTCCCCGCGACGTTCGCCGAGGCCGTCGGGCGCCAGCGGGCTCACACCTCGTACGGCACGCCGGCGCCGCTCGTGAGCGACGAGTTCGTGGCGCAGTACGAGAAGATCGCGGCGGAGGTGGAGGCCCGCCTCGTCCGACGGCGCGACTTTACGCTCGACTACTTTGCCGTCAGGACGCTCGCCAAGAGCTACCTGCTCCGTGGCGCGGACGGGGAGATCCTCGAGACGCCGCAATTCATGTACATGCGCGTCGCCATCGCCGTGCACGGCAGCGCCGGCGGCCTCCACGACGTGCTGCAGGCTTACGACGATCTCTCGCAGCGCATCTATACGCACGCCTCGCCGACACTCTTCAACGCCGGGACTCGGAGGCCGCAGATGAGCTCGTGCTTCCTGCTCGGGGTCTACGAGGACTCGATCGACGGCATCTACGGCACGCTGCGCCAGTGCGCCCAGATCAGCAAGTCCGCGGGCGGTATCGGCCTCAGTGTGAGCAACGTCCGTGCCAAGGGCTCGTACATCAGAGGCACGCAGGGCGTGTCCAACGGCCTCGTCCCCATGCTCCGGGTGTTCAACGACACGGCGCGCTACGTCGACCAGGGGGGCGGGAAGCGCAAGGGCGCCATCGCGGTCTACATCGAGCCCTGGCATGCGGACATTTTCGACGTCCTCATGCTCAAGCACAACCAGGGGGCCGAGGAGCTGCGGGCCCGCGACCTCTTCTACGGCCTGTGGATACCCGACCTGTTCATGGAGCGTGTCCGCGACAACGGCAGCTGGACGCTCTTCTGCCCGGGGCGGTGCCCGGACCTGCAGTCGCTGACCGGCGAGGCGTTTCGCGAGCGCTACGAGTATTACGAGAGCGAGGCCGTCGGGGTGCGGGCGGTGAGCGCCCGTAAGCTCTGGGCACAGATCCTCGAGACTCAGATGGAGACGGGGGGGCCGTACATGCTCTACAAGGACGCCTGCAACCTGAAGAGCAACCAGCGGCACCTGGGGACCATCAACTGCAGCAACCTCTGCACCGAGATTGTGCAGTACACGTCCCCGACCGAGGTGGCCGTGTGCAACCTCGGCTCGCTGTGCCTCCCGGCGTTTGTCGGGGCCGGACAGTTTGACTTTGACCGTCTGCACGAAGCGGCGACGCGGCTCGCACTGTCCCTGAACCGCGTCATCGACAACAACTACTACCCCGTGCCCCAGGCACGGAGCTCCAATCAGCGCCACCGCCCGATCGGCATCGGCGTGCAGGGACTCGCCGACGTGCTCGCCGAGCTCATGCTCCCGTACGACAGCGAGGAGGCGCGGTCGCTCAACCGCGACATCTTCGAGACGATCTACCACGCGGCACTCAGCGCCTCCTGCGCGCTCGCTATGAGTCACGGCCCGTACGAGACCTACCCCGGTAGCCCCGCGAGCGAGGGGCTTCTCCAGCCCGACCTGTGGGATGCGACCCCCTCGGAGCGATGGGACTGGGACAACCTGCGGCTGAGCATCGCCAAGCACGGGCTGCGCAACAGCCTGCTCACGGCGCCGATGCCCACGGCCTCGACGGCGCAGATCGCGGGCAACACCGAGTCATTCGAGCCGGCGATGAGCAACCTGCTCGTGCGCCGTGTACTGTCGGGGGAGTTTGTGGTCGTGAACCGCCGTCTCGTCGCGGCGCTCGAGCGCGCCGGCCGCTGGCCGGACGTGCGCGACGACCTCATCCGTGCGGGGGGCTCCGTCCAGGGGCTCGACGTTCCGGAGGCGATCAAGGCAGTGTTCCGCACCGTGTGGGAGATGAAGCAGAAGCCGCTCCTGGAGATGGCCATCGATCGCGGTCCGTTTGTGGACCAGAGCCAGTCGCTGAACGTCTTTATGGAGAACCCTACGGCGGCGAAGCTGCACTCGCTGCATATGTTTGCGTGGCAGTGCGGGCTCAAGACGGGGATGTACTACCTGCACACACGCCCCGCGATCGAGGCGGTGCAGTTCGCGGTGGCGCGCCGGGGGGGAGGCACGGGGGCACAGGGCGCCGAGGATGAAGAGGAGGAGGGTGTGTGCACGTCGTGCTCGGCCTGATTCAGTTACGTTGCGAGAATAAACTTGCATTGAATAGCTACATCGCCAGGCCGGCGACGAGCAGCTGCCCGCGCACGGCCTGGCACAGGGCCTCGCGCTGCTTTCGGTCGCCGGTGCGGTGCGCCCCGCAGTAGACGCTCCTCCCGGTCCGCTGCCTCGAACAGTCGGCGTGCACGCACTGCCGATTCGCGACGTCCGTCGCCCCCGGCGGCGCGTGCGCCCGGCACCAGCGCGGGCCGCTCGCGAGGTCCGCCACGCTGCGCCCGCCCCGGACCGGCGGCGCACACCCGAAGGTGGCGCGCTTGAAGCACACCGTGCACACGGGGCGCAGCACGCCGTTGACCACCCGTACGGCCATGGCGCCGCGGCGATAGACTGTTCGGTCCTCCCGGTCCCGGGGTTTCGGGGGCAGCGGCGGCAGCGCCTCCATCGGGCGGCCGGCACTGTGAGTGCAGAGTTTTTTCGACCAATATTTTGTTGCAGCCGAGACGGCACTCGCGCGAAGGACCGTGGTCACGTGATCGGACACTTGTTAATTCGCACCGGTGCACGTGGCGATGGCGTCCCACTGCGTCGATTTGCACGGAGTCTCGTGTCTCAAGATATACGACCCCTACCGCGACGGGTTTTGTGCCCCCGAGCAGCTGGTGGCGAGGCTGAGGGGGACGATCGATGGCAAGGTGGGCGTGTGGCACGGTGATACGACTGCGGACGGCCGTCGCACGGGGTGGGGGGACGTGGAGCTTTGCGAAGGGAGGAAGGTGTGGGTGCAGTACGACGAGGACGAGAAGGCGACACTGTCTACGAGCATTGTCGTGGCATATGACGAGGTGGAGGACGAGTTTCGCACAGAGACGGGAGGGCGCTACAGGGCACGGTCGCTTCACTCGGAGAAGGACGGGCGGGTGCCGACAGAGGAAGGGTGGATAGGGGAGCGCATGGTGCGGGAGGAGGGAGGAGGCTACCAGACGGTGGGCGAAGGCGACGAGTTGCACGCGCCGTGGTGGACGGTGGTCACCAGCGACAAGAATAAGGTGGTGGCGGAGGGGGACGGGGAGAGGCAAGGGGGGAAGGGAGAGAAGCGCAACAGAGAGGAGGCGGGAGAGGAGGAACGGCGGGAGAAGCGGAAGCGTGGGCGTGATTTAAAATGTACGGTGTGACATAAATGAAGCAGATCTTGACACTGCTCGCACTGGCCGAATGGGCGGTGGCGCCCCCCAATATGCTGGGGGCACCGGACGTGTGCCTCGGCAGCGCCGGGTACTCCTGGTGCGCGGCGACGCAGAGCTGCGAGCGCCAGTGGGAGGTGCCCTGCCGCGACAACTTTGCCGACTGCCGTGCGTGCCTCGCCAAGCAGGCACAGGGCGTCAACCTCGCATGCCCCTCCGTGTGCGACTCCCTGTACCTCCACGAGGCCCTCGGCCCCGATCCGTGTGCACGACGACCGGCCCCCCCGTGCCCATCACTGGAGCCCGCGGACGGGTGCACGGTGACCCCCGCACCGATCGACGAGTGCGGGTACCCCACGGGATGCCCCGTCATGCACTGCGGCCGCGAGCTCCCGTGCGGCGGCGCGTCCGGGCCGGAGTGCATGGCGCCGTTCCAATGCGTGCACAAGCTCGGGACAGCGAGCCCGGGCGTGTGCAAGTCCCCCTGCCCACTCCAGCGCGACGCCAACGGGAACTGCATCGAGCCCGGCTGCGGCGTGTGGTACGACGGGTGTAACACGTGCCACGTGAGCCCCGATCAGGGGATGGTGGTGTGCACCGAGATGGCGTGCCTGCGCGCCGGCGAGGCCGAGTGCCGCGACGAGGCGCCGGGGCGCAAGGGCGAGGTGTGCTACCGGTTCTGCGAGGACGGCAGCGAGGCGCCCGTGCGCCGCCCTTGCGCCGCGGGTCTCGTGTGCGTCGCACCGGCCGCGGTCGGGTTTGACGCGTGCGGCGAGCGCCAGAGCCGCTGCGCCTCCGTCCCAGGGCACTGAGATGGTCTTCTCGCGAGTGCTCGATGTTTTTTTTTCAGTACCGGCGAACAGAGCAGCACCGGCAGCTGCTCCCCTCCGGGCCCCGTGCGAGGCGGCGATGGAGCGAGTAAAGTCGCTGCGGGCCCGCCGGCGTATCGACAGGCACCGGGACCGGCTGCGCCTGCACCCCGAGTTTGTCGTCGCGATCGACCACGGAATCGTGTGCAGTGCAGAGCTCGTCGCCGAGGTGCTGCGCTCGAGTCACGAGGACATTGACCGACAGGACGACCCGGCCGATGTCGCGCGTCTGCGCCGAGCGGGGCATCCGAGGCCGATCTATGCGGGACGCCGCCACACGCCGATTCGGGTGTACAACCGAGAGGGCGTCCCGCGGCGCGACGTAGTGGCGTTCGGGCAATACGCCGGCGACGGCTCGTTCACCGTGTACCGCTACGGCACCTCGTCCACGGTCTGGAGGCCGGTCACCCTCGCGGACGGCGTCGCGCCGCCGTACGACATGGCCATGTTCGCGTGGATCCGCCACCTCGTCGGCATCGTGACCGCGAGGACGGGCGAGGTGCCGAACCACTGCATCGTGACACGGTACACGGACCGGGGCGACTCCATCTCCGCGCACCGCGACAAGACGCTGGACATTCTGCCGGGCACGCACATCCATGCGTTCAGCTTCGGGGCACCGCGGTCGTTCCGGTGTACGCACATGGACATCTCGCCGCGCGAGTGGGACCAGCGGCACGAAACCGCGAGCGGCGGGCTGCTGAGCATCCCGTACGATGCCAATCTAGAGTACAAGCACCAGATCCTCCCCGGCGAGGGAACGCGGGTGTCGGTCGTCCTGCGCACGTGCCGCACTCGGTACAACCCGCGCACCGGCGCGAGCCGGCGGCTGCCCAGCGCCGAGCCGCCTCCCGAATGCACAGAGCCGGTGCGCTCCGCGGCCGAGGTGAACCGCGCCAAGGCCGCGGTCGACCCCTGACCGCGAGACGTGTTTCCATACGAAAGCTCACCCGGTCGCCGGTTGCACGGCCATGGGGAGCTTCGCGTCTGCCAGTGCGTGTACGGCCTGCTTGGCGCGCTGTCGCTCAAAGATCGAGGCCGAGAGCTCGGCGAGCATCTGCTCGGGGTTGAGGGCGGGGGTCTCCATGACGAGTGCGCTCGCTCTCGAGACCTGCGCGTCTCTGGCCGCGGGCGCGAGTACCGTGGCGGGCACCGAGGCCACGGGCACCGAGGCCACGGGCACCGAGGCCACGGGCACCGAGGCCGTGGGCGCCGAGGCCGTGGGCGCCGAGGCCACGGGCACCGAGGCCGCGGGCACCGAGGCCGTGGGCACCGAGGCCACAGAGGCCATAGGGGCCACGGGCGCCGAGGCCGCGGGCGCCGAGGCCGCGGGCGCCGAGGCCGCGGGCGCCGAGGCCGTGGGCACCGAGGCCACGGGCG